TGGTGACGGTGCCAAGGCTCGTCAGGCTGGAACTAACAACGCCACTGCCTAGAGTTGTGCCACTTAGCACTTCAGTACCGTTGATGCGATAGCTTTTTCCGCTTCCGAGATCTACGTTTTCGGAAGAGGTCCAGCTATCAGTTGCGTTTGCCCAAGCGAACAACTTAGGCGTGGTGCCTTGAAGCAAAATACCGCCGCCGTCGGCAGTTACATCTGTAGGCGTACCAACTACGCCTAGTTCAATATTTTTGTCTTCAACAAGTAGGTTTTGTGTGTCGATTGTTGTAGTTGTGCCGTTTACGTTTAAGTTTCCTGTAATTGCTACATTGCCGCCAAAGGTGACAGTGCCGGTGTTTAGACGGGCACCTGCTTTAACCGTGTCGGCAGCTGTGACCTTTTTGGTCTCGCTGGCGGAAATGTCCGCAACGGCCAAAACGTCGGATGCTGTTACGTCCGCTTCGGCTAAAGCGGCCAGCTGACTGATCTTGAGATTGGCCATTGCGGTGCCTCCGTCTTAATAGTTTAGAGCGCTTCCAGCTCCAGGCTGCCGCTGGATTGCTCCAGCAGGATTTCATCGCTGGTTTCCTGCAGTAGCAGGTCGCCTTCAATGTCGCCATAACGGATGGCGATCAACCCCGTTGTCGCAAACTCAATAGTGGACCGCACTGGTTCCGACGGCTCAAACGACACCGCCACATTGGTGACGACGCCTTTGATCCAGTAGTACAGCGATTCTGTGGGGTTGGCACTGTAGCCGCCGGCTGGTGGAGAGTCGGCACTTTTTAGTGCCAGTCCGGCTTGGAAGGTGCTGCCGAGTTGCTGGCGGACGGCAAGCTGGTGGAAGTACATCGCCGTCTCAATGTCGCTTGAGGTGGTCGTGTAGTCCCAAAAGCACTCCATCGTGCCGCTACCACTCACCAACGTACCGATTTGCTCTGAGTAGGCATCACCAAGTGCCGTGACATCAGCAGTATTGCGGTTAGTGCTCAGCGTGTAGGAAGCAATCTGACCCAAGCGCCGAAAACCATCACCCAGCAGTTCCACGCCGATGGTGTACGTGCTGCCTGGGACAACGAGCGTCAGGGCATTGGCTGCGTTGTTGTTGATCGAGTCGATCCAGTTGGTGTAAAGCGCTAAGCCGCCGAGGGCATCAACATTGACGTAGACGCTAGCTGAGCTTTCTGTGTAACCGCTGATGAAGTCAAGTGCGCCGCTTGAGCGGACGATTGATACGCGGTCTCCAGTAGTAAAAATATTTGCCGCAAAATCTGGTACAAGGCGATTAGCACCAGTGCTGATGGCATTGGTGTCAACTTGCGTAGAAAACGTGCGTCCGGGAAGGCGCCGAAAGCTGATAAGACCGCCGTTGCCCAGATAGATGCCGGCCATTACACAGCTCCCATCGTGGCTTCGGTCAGTAGCCCTGTCACAGTGAAGTCTACGGATACTTCAACCACATCACCGGATGTGGCGGTTATTGAAGCCGATGTGATCAGAACGGTGGCTTCGATGGCGCGGTCCGCAGTTAATTGCAGCTTTAACGTCTGCGTGGTGGAACTTGGAAGCGCCGTAGTCCTGATCGTGTTGGCCAGTAATGGCTGGATAACAAGCGCACCAGCACTGTCTTGGTAGTACAGAGCTGTACAACTGCCGCTCCAGCCCTGCCTACCGAAAACGTAGGTCCGTGCGTAGTCACCTGTCGTTGTGGTCTCCAGTGTTTCGGCTATGGCGGTTATGGTCCAGTTGCGGACTTTCGCCACTTGTGTGCCACCGATCAGCAGGGCACCATCAATTCCAGTGAAGTAGCGGGCTGTCATCAGAACACAGCCACCAGCTCGACGGACACACTAACGATACCGGGACTGGGATACGTCACTGATGGAGTGGTGGAGTAGCGCCACGTGGTAAGCGCGGGCTGAATATTGTTGTACACGCTAAGGCCCGCATAGACCTGTGCAGGTAGGGAGAAGGTCTCAAAGGGACCTCGGGCAAGCTCGTAGTGGTCGGTGATTAGTTTTGCATTGGCTTCCGTCAGATTTTCGTACTGCAAGACCAGTGTTGTGTTTACGGGTGTAGTCCCATGCAAAATGCGGATTTCTTTGCCGTTGAGCGAGCTGAAGCGGGAAGATGGCGGGACGCCAGGAGTCCAAGCACGAGTCGTGGGTGCCAGGCTTGGGAAGTTGGCGATGGCCACAGACTCGTCCTCCGTTAATCCTCAGTGTAACTGGCAGTCAGAATGTCAGCAATGATCGTGCTTTTACCTGCTTCGTTTATCGGGAAATGAGTAGCGGCAATTTCTACGGCACCAGTCGGTAACTCTGAGATTGTGTCGATCTGGTAGAAGTAACTTTCACCTCCAGTCGTATCTAAGGCGTCTGCGTAGTTCCAGTCGATTTTAATAATGTCTAGTGGTGAAAGATTGATGACGTCAACTGTTGTAGCAAACGTAACTGTATGTGTGATGTGCTTCCTGCTTGCCAGGATGTATTTTCCTATTAGCGCTGCGTGGGCTTCAGATACGCAAAAGTTGTACATATCGTAAGATTCAAACGGACCGTCGGCCGCTTCACCTGAGTAGCGGACCTCAAGCATGTTGCCCGTAACGTCTGTAGATGACTGGTTACGCCACTCCATCAAAGCGCAAATGTTTTTACGCTCGGCATGTGGGATATAGGTACGTGTATAACTACCTTCAGTAATGTCGTCCATGTCAAATGTGTGAACAGCGGTAATAACGTCGTCATCAAAACTACCGTCATTATTTACAGGCAAAAGAGGTTTAAAAGAGTATTTACCGTCTACAGTTAAACTGCGTAAGAAGAAAAAGGGTGATGTCTCCTCAAAAAATGTCTTTAAGTTAGTTGCGGTAGTTAAAGCCCCGTTGAAATACAAGGAATGGTACGCGGTAAATGTTGCTGCTGCTGTAAAATCACTGATATTGATAAGCGCGTTTGGTACGCCCGCTTGTTGCAGTAAGTAGTATGCGAGGTCTAAAAAATTGCTGCTGCTAGCGGTATTAGTTGTAAGCAAGTTGTAGACTTCTATGCCGTTGCGTACCAGGCAACGAATAGGGTCTGATGGGAGGGCAGATGAAGCGCTGCTTACAGATAAAGTACCTGTTGTAATTGTTGCGGTTAGCGTTGTACCAGATGGATAGGGATTCCCCAATACACCGCCAGAATAAGAGGTAATTACAATTTGGACATTAACAGGCTCTAAGTATGTCTTGCTGTAATTAAGTCCGCTGACAGCTATGGATGCTTGGGCAGATGTGCCATCGGCTAACACGCCGTCCACATAGATGTCGTAAGCGAAAAACTGAGTTAATCCGCCTGTCATAACTTTCATATCTGTTATAGCTAAACTTGTGACATCATTTTTTGTTATTGTTACTTGTGTAGAAATAGCTGAAGAGTAATTATCTACTGTTGAATCGCTGAAACTACTGCCTCCAGTTGTAAAAGCAGCTTTTACAGCTAAGCAGGTAAGTCCGATGAAAGTACCGCCAGAACCCGATGTGCGTGGTTCACCGATGTAAGCGGTTGACGTCTCGGGTGATTCCGCAACAAGTTGCTGTAGACCGAAACGGCTATATAAAGTTGTACCAGCTGGGTAAGGAGTGGCCGTGCTTACTGTGAGTACAAGTGTTGTAAGCGATGTAAAAGTAGTTGCATAATTAAGAGACGAAACTGTGCCAGCACCGCTCGTGGCAATCGTTACGCCATCCGCTGTCAGGGTGTAGGAAAACAGTTGCGTTAGGTTAGGTGGCGTAAAAACGCGCAAGTTTTCAATAGCTACATAGGTTACGTTTGTTTCCGTAAGTGTGTACGTTGTTGTTATTGGTGTAGCGACATAAAAATCTGAATTGGCTAGTGTCTGAGCAGATATAGTGTAGTTAAATCCGGTTGTCGGGATGCTTCCGTAAGCTGTAACAGCGGCACTACCTAAAATACTAGATAGTAATATCTGTCCTTTGTATATATCGGAAGTGGTTATGCTGCCGATTTCTCCTTCACTTATTATGTAGGCAATGGAACTGGCT